CTACGTCCTCCGCGACAATCTGTCAACCGGTGCGAAGGGCCGCCATGATGGCCTCGCGGTTCGCCTTGAAGTCGGCCGGCGACAAGCGCGCGATGGCCTCGGCGCTCCATGCCTGCGGCTCGCTCGGCGCTTGCGGGATCGTGCCCGTCGACGTGCGCGGCGAGGCCACTACCGGCGCCGCTGGCGCGGCCGTGGTCGTCGTCGCGGGCGCGGCAGGGGTAGAGGCCGGGAGGTACGCCCGGACAGCCTTAGGGAGCGCGTCAGGGGCCGCCAGCCACTCCGACAGGGGAGGCCGCCCCTCGGCGGCGAGCTTGCTGTACGCGTGCTGGACGTACTCCATGCCCTCGGCGTCCGTGATGCCGGCCGCGGCGATCTCGCGCTCGACGCGGAGGGCCTCCCTCTCTGCCTTAGAGGCCGCCTTGACCTCGTCGACTTGGGCGCGCCACTTCTCGGCCTGGGCCGCGACGGGCTCAAGCTCTCCGACACGTCCCTCGAGCTCCTTTACGCGCGCCACGAGCTGGCGAATCCGCGCGGAGGCCGCGCCCTGGTCCGTGGTTTCCGTGGTCACTTCTTCGCTCATGCGTACCCCTTCGTTTCGGCTTGAAGCCGAGCTTTTTGCTTTAGAATCTTGTTCGCCCATCGGCGCCCGGCGTCGCCGCCCCAGAGCAGCCACGCGATACGGCCGGGGCTCGGGTAGTCAGGGTGGCCCGGCTTCGCCGCGGGCGCCTCGAGGTCGACGGCGTGACGCGCGAGGAACGACGCCATGCGGCGGACGGTGTCGATCGAGAGCGTGCGCCGGTTGGAGAGGTCACGCGCTCGCGCGACACCTACGACCGTCCCGCCGCGCCCGAACTCGCGACGCAGCTCGAGGCCGCGACGCGCGGCGGCGGCGACCGTGGCCGGCGGGCGCAAGTCGAGCGGCACTACTCGGCGGCCTCGACAGGAGCGCCCGTCAGGTAGCCGCGGGCCTCGCGGATGCTGGCGAGCAGGTCGCGTAGCGTGTCGGCCTGGTCGCCGGTCGCCGCTTCGAGGAGCAAAGCGACGGCCTCTTCCGAGGCTACCAGCTCGTCGACCGCTTCAGCCATGGCCTCGGCGTGGGATACGTCGTTGCCGGGCGCCGTCGGCGTTGGCGTCGTTCCTCCTTCCGGCGGCGGCGTCGGCGGCGTCTCTGCTCGCATGGTGCGAATCGCGGCGAGCTGGGCGATAGCGTCCTGTTCAGACAGCGAGCCGAAGAACCGCAGCGCGTCCACCTCGGACATGAGCCCGGCAGCAAGCATCTCGAGAACGTGCTTCCGTCGCGCCTCCATCTCTTGCGGCGACAGCGGGATCTCACGGTAGATCACGGAGTAGCCGCCCTCGGGGTAGTTCGTCGGCTCGGTGTTGATCTCGCTCCAGCGGTTGTAGAGCACCGCCGACAAGCCGACAAGGGCCTCGTCAGACGCGCGGAACTGCATGATGTACCGGCGCTGCGCCTGGCGCTTGCCCTCCTGGGAGAGCGAGATGGCGTAGCCCGAGCGCGCGGAGCCGGACGTGCGTTGGAGCTCCGACGGCGCGAGGCCGGCGTCGGTCGCGAGCCGGTGCGCGACGGCAGCGATCACCGCTTCGAGCTTCTCCACGTCCGCGCCGGCTTGGTACTGGCCCATCATCGGCTGGCTCGTCTCCGCGATGGGATCGAGCATCAGGATCGTGGTCGGGTCCGTCGTCACCTCGGAGCGCGCGGCGCGGCTCCCGAGATCCGACGCGTCCATGCCGGCGACACGAACGCCGACGGCGTACCGTTGCGGGTAGCTGGCGTCGCGGATGCAGTGGGCAAGGTAGCTGTAGAACAGCCCGAGCTGGAGCGAGCCGGTGTAAAGCTCGATGTTCGCGAACGGATCGAAGAGCCGATCGCCGTACGTGGACGCGTGGTACAGGATCGCCGGGATGATTGGCGTCCCGTTCGAGCGGCGCCAGCTCGCCGGGTAGTTGGCGCCGTCGTAGGTCGCGCCGTGAACGAGGCGCGTCAGGTCGCGCCCGAACTTCCAGCCGTCCAGCGCCTCGACGACCCGGTAGGTAGGGTTCGCGAGGTTGCGAATGTCCCAGACCTCGAACGTCCAGAGGAGCTGCGCGTCGACCTGACGCAGCCGGAGCTCGCCGAACAGCGTGGGCACGTTCGGGCGCGCCGGATCGGCCTCGGCCATCGTCATGTGCGGAGGAACGGGCCGGTAGACGAGGCGCCCATCCTCGACATCCGCGCGCATCCACATTTCGCGCAACGCGAGAGTGTACGCTTGAAACCGCGACATCTGCGACCACAGGCCCGAACGCGCGATCGAGCCCGCCGAGCCGACAAGCCGGTCGATGTTGAGCGACGCGAGCTGGTTGTGCTTCACGTCGGGCTCGGCGTCGTAGAGCGTCGCGAGCTCGTAGGACGTGGTCCGGAGCGCGCAGTAGCTGATGTCCACGAGGCCCATGGCCGCGCGCCGGACGCTGCCCAGCTGCGTCTCCATGTAGGACTCGAGGATGGGCTGCCAACGCCCCTCCATCATGGCGTATCGGTGTCGCGTGTGCTCGACGCGGCGCGCCTCGTCGGGGTTGCCGGGGGCCGGCGGCATCGGAGCGGTCATGCTGGCGTTCATGGCGTCATCCTATCCGATGCGGAGGAGCTGCGGCTGGTACTGCCGACGCGTCACGAGCTCGAGCGCGTAGCGTAGCCCGTCGATCGTGTGCTTGTGCTCACTCGCCGCCCGGCCGTCGAACTTGCCGAGGTCGTCTATAAGGCGCTTGCAGCGCGGGTGAATGACAAAGTCGCCGCGCAACATCGCGGCCTGGAGCACGCGGTAGCCGTGGAACACGGAGCCGGCCGGCTTGTACGCCGTATGAATCCTCGCGGGCCACGTCCCGATCGGGATCTTGAGCGACTTCTCGAACGCTTGAACGAGGAGCGCGTTCGACTTGAGCGCCCCGCCTCGGCGACTGACGGCCGCGCGGTCGCCGACCCAGCGGTCGATCTGTTCCCACCGGAGCCCGGCGCGCTTGATCATCGACAGGATCTGCGCGGCGTCATCCTCGGGTGTCGTCATCCCGTTGCTGGACACCACGTCGAGCACGGTGATCCGGGGCTCGTTGTCGCGCGAGCGCGTCACCGCCACCATGACCGCCGTTTGCGCGCCCGACTCCTTCCCGTGGTCGATGCCGATGGCGATCTGTGCTTCGCCCGTCGGCGCCTCGTCGCGCACCATGGTCGTGTGGTCGAACTGCACGAACACCCGGCCCTCGGTAAAGCCCGCCTCCCACTCGCCATGAATGCGCTGGGCGCGCTCCATGGGCAGGACTTGCGCCTCGAGCTTCGCGATGTCGTCGGCCCGCAGGAGCGGACGCCCGCCGATCGGCGTGGTGGCCTCAACCGTCAACGGCGTGTGGATGTCCTCCACCTCGCCGGACTCAACCAGCGCGCGGAGCCAGCCAAGCGGCAGGCCGATCGGCGTAAGCGTGATCGCGATGCGGCCCCGCTGGCGTAGGACGCGCGCGGCGAGCTCGCTCCAGATGGCTTCGGGCGGCGGCTCGTCGATGAGGACGTAGTCGATCGTCGCGCCCGCGAGCGCCAGCGCGCCCTGGTTGACGGTTCGGATGCGGAGGATGCTGCCGTTCTTGAATCGGACGATGGGCACCTTGCCCCGGAAGCCCTTGCCCGGCGTGTACTCGCAATCCGGCTCAATCTGATCTTTCGGGAGGAGCTGCCAGATCTTGCCCTGGATGCTCAACGACTGCTCCCACGACACGACGACGACCCAGGCCTCGATCGGCGCGGACTTGACGAGCGTGTGCGGGTGCGCGCCGAGACAGCGCCAGATGCAGTCCGCGACGCCGGCCCACGTCTTGCCGGCCTGGTTGCCGGCGCGGAAAAGCTTGATCTGGCTTGTGCTCTGGAGGAAGCGAAGCTGCGGCGGCGTCGGCCGGTAGTAGGCGAGCGGGTCGGCGTGCGCCCGCTGCCCGAGAACGTGCGCGGCGGATGCGAGCGCGGAGAGGCTCACGCGCCCACCGCGAAGAGCCCGGCCTGGACGGCGACACGATGCGCCGGCGCGCGGTTCATCGTGAGCCACTCGGCCTGTTGCTTCGAGAAGGTGCGCTTCTGCCCGCGCCGCCCGCCCGTGATCTCAACGGCGTCCCACTCGGGGATCACGACCTCGGCCTCGGAGATGGCGACGACCGCCCCGAGCTCGGCATAGGCCCGCGCGTGCCTGACTACCTCGTCACGCTCGAGCGTCGCGGCGTAGCCCGTCGTGCCGGCGTAGGGCGGGTCCATGTAGACGACGCAGTCCTCGAGGTCGCCCGGCGTCCCGAGCCACGCGGCCACGTCGGCGGCCTCCGGGATGCGCGGGAGGACGAGGACGGGGGGCCAGCCGCCGGCTCGAGCGGCCGGTTCCCACAGCCCGGCTTCCTGCTTACAGCTGCGCGCCTTCGCGCCGTTGCCGCCCGTGGCAGTGGACTCGCGGTCCATCATTAGCCCGGCGTTGAAGCCGCTGTCCGGCTCGCCGCGCCGGAACGACCACTGAGCGAGCACGCCAAATCCGGCCACCTCCCCCGCCACCCGCTCAAACGCCGTCGCCACGTCCCCCACCGGCGTCGCGAACTCGCCGCCGTGCCGCGTGCCGCCGTTGCCGGTGTTCATGAGCGCGGGGCCGGCCATGTTGACAAGGCGGTTGCCGCTCACGATGGTGGCGTACTCGGCGAGGCGGTGGCAGCGGTCGGCGGTAGTTGCGGCGTCAGCGTTCCACGCCTCTCCAGACGCCACGCCCGGATTGAACCCGCTATCAGGCTCGCCACGCCGGAATGACCATTGACCTTCGATCATCCATGATGCCGTCTCGTGAGCAGGCGGCATCGAGGACGCCCGCGCCGTCCTCTCCGCGCGCAGCCGCTCCCACAACGCCCGCGGCTCTTCATCCGCCCACCCGCGGATGATCTCGGCCACGCGCCTCAACATTTCCGCATCCGGGTAGCAGCGGAGGAGCGCGGCGACGTCGTCGTCGGCCTCGGCCCACAGGTACGCGCCAGCGCCTTGGCCCGAGCGGAGGCCAAGGGCGGCGAGGATGACTTCGGCGTAGCCGGCCTTGTTGCCCATCCGCGAGATCGGCGGGCGACAGTGAGCGCCGCCGTGCAGGCGCAACGACACGGACGCCAGCCCGGCCGGGAGCTCGGCGAAGAGACGAGGACGCCTCACGCGCCCCCACTCGCGAGCCGTACCACCTTGCCCCCACGGCGCATGTCGACGGCGTCCTCGATGCGCTCGAGGTGTTGCGGCGGCATCGACGCGACGGCGGCGACGATGATCGAGAGGAGCTGCTCGTCGGACATCGACGCGTCAGGCGAGCTCGCCTTCGCGATCTCCTCGTCAAGTCGTACGCGGCAGTCAAGGGCGCGCAGCTTGAGCGTGCTCACCGCTTGCCAGCTACCGGCCTCGGCTGCGTTCACGGCGGCCGTCTCGAGCTGGATGAGGCTCGCACGGAGGTACTCGGCGTACGACACGTCGGGCGTCGACGAGGGCGCCGGTGGAAGCTTTGCCCGCTGGGCTCGTGTTCGGGAGGACTTCATCGCTCGTTCCTGTCGGCCGGGAGGCCGTCAATTTTTGGGACAGCGCAAAAAGGACGAGGGGCTATCGCG